CGACCGCCGCGGCCATGACGTGCTTGAACAACAGATTCGCGTCGACGCCGGTTTCAGTGAATGCGCCGACCACCGCATTTAGATCGCGTCCGAATTCTAGATTCGCGTCGACGCCCGTCTCACTGAAGGCGATCGCCGTTGCCGTGAGGATGTGCTTAAACAACAAATTTGCATCGACGCCGGTCTCAGTGAATGCGCCGACCACCGTGGTCAGCGGATAGTTCGGGGTGAAGCCCGTCGCCTGCCCGCTGAGAGTGAACGCGCTAACCGTGGCGCCCAGCACATGCCCGAATTCAAGATTCGCCGCGACGTGCGTGTCGGTATACGTCTGCGTCGTCGCCGTCAGCGTGTAGGCATTGGCTGAGACATTACCGCCGCCCCAGTCGTCCACAATCGTGACGCCGACGCAGTAGAGTCCGGCCTTTCCCGTCGTGAGAGGAGATGATGAATCGGTGCGATTGGTGCCGAATTGCGTGCCGTTCTTAAAAACTTTCAGCGTGGTGGTGCTGGTGCCCGTCGCCTGTAGTCGGATAACATCCGTCGAGGTATAGGTAACATTGAGATCAGCGCCAACTTTCGTCCATCCCGTCCCCTGCCGGTACTTCCAGATCGCATTCGCGCCGCTGCTACCCCCCAAATAATAGCACCCGCTGCCCGCCCCGCTAGGCGTGCAGCGCACAGCCGGGCCGCCGTCATTGGCGGTGACGATCTTGCATTCCGAGTATTGATCAGCGCCGAAAGTATCGGCATCCCAATACATCGATCCATCATTCGAGCTAGACGACTGCACGGCATTCGTGACGATCCTGAGTTTAACCCCCAGGTCGGATGTGGAATGCCAATTGCCACCGCCGTCCGCATTGATCGGATTGGCGTCGGCTCGGTTGAAATTATCGGAGGCAGGTAAAGCCATGTATCACCCTACACGATCGTCAACACGCCGCCCGCGCCGTCGAAGTCGATCGTGAACGTCTCGCCGTTGGCCAGAGTCACCGCGCTTCCATAGTCATACCAGCCGATCAATGGATCGGCTGGACTCGTTGGCGTGTCATTGTACAAAACCACGTACCGAAACGTGGCGACCGCCCCCGACGCCGTGAGAACCAGATCCGCCAGAATCAATTTCAGCGTGCCGCTCGTCTGCACGCAGCTCGTGATCGTCGGCACGCGCGCCGACAGATTCGTATAACTGATCGGCGTGATGTTGGCGAGCACCGTGTTGGTGGCCACCGGCGCCGAATTGCTCAACGCGATCGTCAGCGCGCCCGTGCTCAGATTGTGCACGCCTTTCGCCAGGTCTTCCGTGAATTGATTGAACTTATTGAATGCTGCCATTGCTCATCCTTTCAAAACCGCATGGCCCGATCGATCCCCAGTAGGTTACGCACGCCAAAATCAATCTCGCGTGAGATTGTTCCGCTGATCGCCGCTTCCCGGTTTTCGTTCCACTGCCCGATGATTAACAAAATAGCTTGCTTGACGCGCTGCGGAACATCCGCCTGCGTCGCATAGCCGGCCACGTATTTCACCACGATCGCATTGATTTCACGCAGGCTGCTGCTGGGCAACGGCCATACCGCTTGCCGCGTGCGCAGCGCGATCCGGCCGGGTTGATTCACCGTGTCTACGATATAGGCCGTCGTCGCCAGCGTGTATTCGGCGTTGTTGAGGTCGTAGTATTTCACGTAGGTGACGCTCTGCAGAGGCGGCCGCTGCACGTAGAATTTATCACCCTGCGGCCAATCATCCAGCCACATCTCCAAAGTCTGCGTGCAATAGGCTCGCCAGTCCATCTTCTCGCACCATTCACGCGCGCCTTTGATGTAGCCGGCGATCAACGCGTCTTCATCATGCTGATCGGCCTCGACGCGGCATTGCGCCTTCGCTTCGGCGAGCGTCACCGGTTCGATCGTCGGCCCCGTGATAATTTTGACCGCCATCGCGTCCTCAGTTTTTCGCCACGCACTTCACGCTGACCGTCGCCGGATTCGCCCCGGCCAGTGCCGCCACCGTCCGATAATACTCGCCATAGACCAGCGTGCGCGTGAACACCGTAATATCCGCCGATTGCGCCGCGTGCGACGTGACGGTCGCATAATTCACGCCGTCCGCCGACGCCTGATAGCTGATCGTCACCGTCTGCGGCAGCGTCACATCGATCGCGCCGAAGCAGTCGATGTACTCGAACCCGGCAATGCGAATGCCCGTGCTCGTCTGTGTCGAGGTCACACCGCTGGCACTCAGCAGCGTATAACGCGCGTACGATGTCACCGCCGCTTGGGGAGCATCAGATGAACCCGCTTCAGGCGCCGCGCTGACCCGATCGGCGATTACCAGCCCGGCCAACAGGATTAGGACGATCACGATCGGAATCCAAAGTCGAATCATGATTTTCATGTTAGGTTCCTTTTTTCTTTGACTTAGGAGTGGCTTTGGTGTGTTCCGCCTCGCGTAACACCCGCGCCGCCTCGCTTACCTCTTCATCCGTCACGCCGTCGTTCGCATCGACGATGATCCGTTTTTCTTTCACCGGCGCCGCGGTCATCACTTCCAGCGCCTTGCCCATCAGGATCAGGCTGCGCCCCACGGTGTCCTTGACCTCGATCTCATCCCCGACGCTGAGACTCTGACCCTCGACAAACGTGTTCCGCGTCAGTTTGATTTTCATGTGGCTTTCCTTCCTCCCCGGCCTAGGACCGGGGATGGTTAGGATTGTTTGAGTCGTTATCATCCAACGCTGAAATCGTCGCCGGCCGCGAAACTCTGCGCATTGCGAATGGCTACATCCACGTCCTGCAGGACGATCACGCGCACCGTGCCTGCCGTGCCGCCGGTGTATGGATCGACCAACACGTCCAGGCCGCCCCACATGCCGATGAACAGATCGGACCAGTTGCCGAAAATCATCGCCGACAGATCAGCCGCCCCGCCCTTGGTCAACACATGCGACAGCTGATTCGTGACGTAAGCCGGATACCCGTTCAATGGAACGGCCGGATCATCGCCCCAGATCATGCGCGAATCGGTCGAAGCGACACGCATCGTCTGTTTGAGATAGCCACGCACCACGGCATTGGTCATGTAAGCCAGCGTGCCCAAATCCGCGTTATCCGTCGCCACTTCGGTTTCCAGATTCACGATGTCCGCCCAGACCGGCGTCGCGCCATCGGCGTGTGTGTTATCCGCCGCCGCGCCGCCAGCGTACACCGCGCCGATCCCGGTGGTTTTCAAAACGCCCTGCGGCTCGTCAGCATTCGGATCGCCGGTGAGCGCCGCCAGGTCAATCGCCAGCGCCGTCACCTGCGCCAGGTCATCGCGTACGAACGCTTCCACGTCGATGCTCGACTGCTTCAGCAACTTGCGCGTGATGTCCGTCCAGGCCCCGCATGTTTTCGGCGTCAAGGCCACCTGGTCAACCACCTGGTTGCTTTCAGTCGGCGCATTGCCTTCCGTCACCCAGTACGCCGTCGCGCCGCCCGTCTGCTTCGGGATCGCCACGTTGCCCACCAGCCCGGCCAGCGTGCGTGCGCCGGCGCGCATCACCATCATGCGGTTGCGCAGTAGGTTGATGAACGATGACGCCAACAGATCCGTGCCGATCAAGTCACCGCCCACCGCCGCGTTGCTTGTGAAGTCGGCGCGTAGATCCCGGTACTGCCAGCCAATGCGGGGATCGTGCACCCGCGCCACCGATTTGGCCATGACCACATCTTCCGGCACGAAAAAGCCCTGCGGTTTCATGTCGAGTTTTTCGGCCTGCGCCTGGCTGCACTCCAACTCAAACTGTGCGTCTTTCCACGCGCGCGGATTCGTCGCCTGGTCCGCCGCCGCCGCGATCGCGCGCACGAACGAATACCGTTGCACTTCCTTGTTACTCATGCCGATCGTCGGATCGGGTTTCAGCGCGCGCTGGTCAGGCTGTCCACCCTCAGCCGCGAACTTGTCGCGCCGCTGGATGTCCGCCTCGATCCGTTCGAGATCAGCCACAATCCGATCAACATTCGCCTCGATCTCGCTGACTGACTTTTCCTCTTCCGCCGTCAGCCCGCGCTTCTCAGCTGCGGCCTTGTCCAACACTGCGGTCCCTTGACCGCCCAACGCTTCCTTCTGGCTGCGAAGCGCCTCGCGTTGGTGCATCAACTCGCGTACATTCACTGCACTCATCGCTATCCTCCTGCTATATTTTTTTTAGCAATTCAAGCCGTCGGCGCCTCGCCGTCAGGCTGTTGCTTAAATCGATAACCACCGGCTCGATCGTTGCGGCTTGTGGAAATATTTCCGCCTCGGCCCGCAGGCCCGTCAGCCGGCGCATGGTTTCGTCGCTCGTGGCCACGCGGTCGATCATGCCGGCGTCTTTCGCATCGCCGGCCGTCAGCACCCGGCCCTGCCCGTAATCGGCGCGCACTTGGGCCGGCGTCACACCGCGTCCGGCGGCGACGTCGCCGACAAAGAGGCCATACGCGTCATCGACGATGCTTTGCAAATGCGCGCGCGCCTCGTCCGTCAATGGTTCGTCGGGGTTGGCTTCCGTCTTATATTTCCCGGCCGAGATATAGGTGGTGTTGATCCCGATGCGTGCCAGCATCGCCGAATAATCATCGTGCGTGGTGAACACCCCGATCGATCCAACCAACGCCTCCGGTGTGGCGACGATCTCGTCCGCCTGGCTCGCCAACCAATAAGCCGCTGAGGCCGTCAACGTATTCGCCAATGCGACCACGTGCTTCTTGCCGCGCAGCGCCCGCGCCTCAGCCGCCAATTCAGGCAGGCCCGAAACGGTTCCGCCCGGCGAATGAATATCGAGCATGACCGTGCTGACATCCGAGTCCGATCCTAAATCGCGGAATGTTTTCGTCAGTCGTTCCACCGATGTCCCACCGAAGAACGATGACCATATCGAATCCCGGTGCGTGATGCTGCCCATGACCGGCACGCGCGCCACACCGCCGATTTTGGGGATCGGCTTGGCGATCGCCAGCAGTTCCGCCTCGCTGCGAGCCTCTACGATCGATTCTGGCGAAAAATTCAGCAGCGCCGCCCGGAAAAAATCCTCTAAGATGGCCCACACCTCGATACGCGCATGAAGCATTAACTGTCTGCGATCAATCTCTGGCGGCATTAGTGCCTCCCGTTTCCTGATAAGACTTCATCCAACGATCGCGGAGCTGGCTCATGTGCGCTCTGCGGTTGCGGAGTTTCGTCGAACGCGCTGGGCGTCATGTTCAACGGCGTGAGATATTTGCTGCCCTGCCCATTCGGCAGCGGGTTCATATTTTCCTTCTCCCGTATATCGTCCGCATTCAACCAGCCCCAGGTGCGCCCGATCGCGTACGCCTGGTAGCGACTGAGCAAATCGCCGCGCAGCAAGGCGTCCACCAGAAACTCCGCGAAATAATCACGTCGCTCTTGCTTCAGCAGCAAATCGAGCGAAGTGCGTTTTTCGATCCGGACTAACCAGGGCCGCAGCGAATCGGTGACAAACTCCAACCCCTGATGCTCGATATTGCTGAAGCTGGCATTGTCCAGAATCCCGATCTTGTGCGGCTGCACCCGGAACAGGCGCGCCACTTCGATCGCCTGGAATTTTTTCAACTCGATGAACTGCGCATCTTCGAGCGGCATACCGTAGGTATTGAGCTTCATCCCTTCTTGCAGCACTTCCGGCCGGTTGGCATTCTCTACCCCGGCATGGTGCTCGATCCACGAATTGATAATGTTCTCTTTGGCCTCTGGCGATAGCACGCCAGGGTGTTCGATCACGACGCCGGGATTCGCGCCATGCTCGTAGAATGCTTCGCTGAATGAATCGAGGACCAGGCCCAACCCGATCGCGCGCCGCCAATAGCCCAGCACGCTCAGGCCAGTCGCGCCATTGAGCGTCAGACCCGGCACGTGGAAAATCTCCCAACGCTGGAACACGCGCGCGCGGCCCGGCTCGCTGTAGTCGTAGATGAGTTCTCCATCCTTGCGCGAAATCTGCAAATACTTACTCAGCAGTGGCCACAACTCGCCCACGCTGCCATTCGCGGCCGGCACAATCTGCGCGCAGCCATTGCCCCACAGCAGTGTGTTGACCATGATCGACTCGAACAATTGCTGGCTAGTGGTATCGTCATTGGCCGCATCATGCAAAATGGAGTAGAGGGGATGATCGGTCGCGCGGTCCTTGCCGCGATCCGGACCGCGCCGATAAAGAATCAACGGCAGCGATGACACACTTTCCGCCAGCACGCGCACGCACGCAAACACCGACGCAAACGTCAACGCGCTGTCGGCCGTCACCGGCACGCCGGCCACCGACATCACGCTGCGCATCACGGTCGGGATTAGCCCGCGCCCGCTGTGCTCGTCGAGCGCCGCCTGCATTTGCGGAGCGGCATTTGATTTTCGTCTGAAGCGATCGAACCAGCCCATCTGCAGTCTCGTTAGTTCTGGCGATGCAGGCCTGCGACCATCGCTGAATCTGATGGTGTTGGCCACAACGCAAAACGGCGCAACCTCTCGAAGAGATTGCGCCGTGTCTTGGGCCATCGTTCCGGCCCGCGTTTCACTTTGCTGAATGGCCTTCCACCAATCCGACCGTGTTATTGCTTTACGGCTTGCCGCATCCTCACATTGGCTAGATTGGCCTTTGTTTTTGTTTGCGGCTCAGGTGCCTACCCCGACTGGTTACGGGGACTAGGTGCTAACCCAAATCCATAAGGATTTCATGTCTCATTATAGCACGAGTGTCAATTAGCCCGGCTCAACCTGCACGTGTCCCTGCGCATCGTCCGACATTTTGATGGCCGTATGCCCCTCGTTGTGCAGCTGCTGCAACCGCCCGATCGCTCGAGCCCATTCAGGCGAGAGCGTGACGCGCACGGCCCGCTGATCCGCTGACGGATCAATCTTGCCACTAGTCGCAACATTCGGCGTGCCGGGCGTTGGCTCGCTCATAGCCCCTGCGTCTCGTAGATGCTCTTTTTAACCGTCGCATTCCGTGTTGCTCGATCCAAGGCCATGATGAGCGCGACGATCCCGTCAATTTTCTCGCGGCTCTTTTGCTTGTCGGGTTTAATGTTCCCCGCCGCGTCAAAGCTGGCGACTACATTATCTGCCATCCAATTCAACACGGGATTGTTCCCGTGTGCAATTTGATGGCCCATCACGAGCCGTTCGAGCGCCTTCATCGGCGGGGACATGGAAGCGTACCCCTGCCCGAACTCGATCAGCAGCGGCTTGCCGTCGCGCTTGGCGATCACTTCATCGACGACAAAGCCCAGCCGGTTCTGCAGATCGGCGATCACCTTCTGGCTGCCCCAGCGATCGAATGCCAATTCGAGTAAATGGAATTGCTTCATGAATTTCTCTAAGTCGGCGAGAATCCAATCATAGTCAACCACGTTGCCGGGCGTCGGCACGATGAAACCCTGTTGAATCCAGACATCATAGGGAACGCGGTCATCATGCACGCGCTTGTACACGTTTTCCTCTGGTACCCAAAACCGCGTCATGCTCAAATAAACATCTGAGCCTGGTTCGGGCGGCCAGACCAGATCGAGCGCCGTCAGATCGAGCGTGCTGGATAAGTCCAGGCCCGCGCAGCACGGGCGGCCGGCCAGCGCGCTGTAATCGATCGGAATTCCGCAAGTCTGCCAGTGTTCCAGTGGCATCCATTTCGTTTCGGATTGCGTCCAAATGTCCAGCTCCAACCGCTTGAATGCGTTCTGGCGGGACGGCATCTGTTTGGCCCGCTCGCATTTTTCGCGGAGGTTATCCCACTTTTTGGAGACGCCTAAATTGGGATTCGCTTTGATCCACTTCGTTTCATCCTGCCAATCGTCGCCTTTATCTAATGTGTAGATCGCCGCAAAGAATTGATCGTCAGCAATGATGCGATCGAGAATCTTCTTGGCGTGTTCGTTCAGCTGCCAGCATAGCGATTGGCGATCGTGGCCGGCCGTGGTGACGGCGAATATGAACGGCTGCCGGCGCGCTCCCGTGGCTGTTTCCAGCACATCCCACATGTCCCCATTCTTGTGTGCGTGCACTTCATCGACGATCGCGCCATGTACGTTCAATCCATCCAGTGTGTCACTGTCAGCGCCAAGCGGTTCAAACTTCGAGCCGTTGCTAGGCATATTGATGTTGCACACCGACGACTTAGGGTTCTTCTCCCCAAAAATCTGCAACCGCTTGGCGAGCATGGGCGCCTTCTTTGCCATGCGCGCCGCCTCTGTCCAGATTATTTTCGCCTGATCTTTTTTCGTGGCCGCCGCGTAAATTTCAGCCGATGGTTCGAGATCAGACGCCAATAAGTACAGCCCGATTCCTGATCCAATCAGTGACTTCCCGTTCTTCCTGGCAATTTCGACGTAGCCCGTCCGAAAACGTCGGGTGCCATCCTCGCGTTTCCAGCCGAAGATGACCCACAACAAAAACTGTTCCCACGGTTCGAGCTTGATGTATTGCGCCCCGCCGCCTGGCCCGCCTTTCGCCCACTCGCCCTTGCTGTGCTTCAGTATGCCGAAAAACTTCAACACACGTTCCGCCGCGCCTTCATCGAAGTGCAGGCCGCGCGCCGGGCCGTCGCGGAGATCATCCAGCTGTCGCTGGCAGGCCTGTTTGATCCAATGGCAGGCGACCACGTGCCCGCTTAACACATCCTCGATATATTGATTCGCTTGCCATTCCATCTGTCACTTGGCGACCAGCGTTGTTTCTCCAAACAGTTCCAATTCAAGCTGTTTATCTTTTTCGTTATCATCCGGAAGCGGTATCTGGATTCTGGCTCGCGCTGAGGGTGTCATGCCAAACTCAGCAGCGTAAGCGCGAAACGCCATTGAATTTTCACGCACCACTTGTAAGAGTGGATGCTTTTTCTTGCCGCCCATCACGCTGTCCTGCTGTAATCCCTCGCGCTGCACGATGCCTGTCGAAACCCACGCCAAAGCGTAGTGAACGCTCATCAACTCAAAAGCCGACTGGTCCACATCGGTCAACAATCCTAGCGTTTGCAACTGCGGAAAATAGCGTTCCGTAAATCGCTTGATCGTTGCATCGATCGCCAGCCCAGCCTGCCCGCCGGCTAACGCGCTCGGACGATCGGGCTTTGCGCCTTTCGAGACCTTTGGCTTCGGCTCGCGTTTATTGATCTGACGCTTGCCGGGATTGCCCTCAAGTTTTTTTTTCGCCGATGGTTT